TATTTGCTGGATATAAAATTATATCCTATCTTTGTAGCGTAATCAAAAAAACAATATGATATGCCAACAGTTTTAATTTTATTCGGATTGAAATTTAAAATCTACACAGCGGAACACCAGCCACCGCATTGCCATGTCACCAGCCAAGACGGGCAAGCCAAGTTTGAAATCAGAGACGAAGTCAAATTGATAGAGAACAAAGGTATGAAGCCTAAAGACTTGAGTTTGGCAAGAGCGATTTTAGAGGAAAATCTGGAAATTATTCAGGAAGAATGGAAAAAATTGCATGGGGATTTTTAATCCCCCATGCTTCCCAATATAAAGATCTATGTAACCAATGACAAGGAGGAGACTTTGTACCAATCTTTGAAATTCTATCCTCGCTTGTTAGTGGCTACCGATGAGCAACGTGCGAAGTATGAATTTGAACCGTTTGGTATCCATTGGGATGACATAGACGAAGATATGAGCTATGAAAGTTTCTATTACGATGATACTAAAGAACCGACTCCTGGTATTCAAGACGCTTTCTTGTCTAATCCGGAACTGAATATTTCAGCTGTTGCTCGCCGGATGGGGATACAGCAAAGTTTGTTGGCAAGTTATATAAAGGGGACAAAGGTGCCTTCTCCGGAAAGAAAGAAGCTGATACTGGACACTATACATGATATTGGTAATTCTTTATTGGCTGTATCTTTCTGAGTTTATAAGTAGACAGATAAAAAAGGTTTCCACGAGTTGGGAACCTTTTTTGTTACATACAGACGATATATAGGTAAAAATTACATGACTTCATTTGTTATATCAAAAATAATCCCCATATTTGCAGTGCGAAACAGTATAACCCTGATTGGTTGTCGATGTGCATCGTATAATGCTCACAAGTTTGCGAGCTTTTTTTATGCCCATACATTAACCATTTTACTGACGTCAGTAAAATGATACATACGAATTTGGCGGCTGCCTTTCCCACACATTGTTTTGCCTCGGCAATCATCATTGTACTGTTTCGCGACACGGGATATGGCAGCCGTTTTTCTGCCTTTACGCGAAACAGTACAATGATATGAAAAATCAAACATCCGGTGCGCTCATCGCACCAGAACCCGCAGGGGTCAATGTATCTGAGAACTTGAAAGCTCTGAACGAGCAAGTGAATAACCTCCAGCACAAGTACTACCGTGCCTTGGCTCCCGACTGCGAAAAAAACACGCGAAAAGTTTGCGGATTCAAAAAGAATCATCATCTTTGCAGTGCTTACCATTTGATACAGGCGAGAAGGCTCGCCATAGTTGCTGCGGGCATTTTTTATGCCTATCAGTTTACATATAGTTCCGTCCCGTGTGGAGCGTTAATGCGCCCACAGCCTGTATCAGGTGGTAAGCAACGGGGAGCGGAACTTTTTTTGTTCCCTTCCCGTAATAATCAACCTATTGTTTCATTTTAATTGCTTACCAAAATGAAAAAACAAACTTCAGGTACATTGTATGTACCGCAATCCACAGGGGTAAGTGTACCCGAAAGTGTAAAAGCTCTGAATGAGCAAGTGAATAACCTCCAGCACAAGTACTACCGTGCCTTGGCTCCCGACTGCGAAGTCAAGACCGAAGCCGACAGATGGTATTTCCGTGCTATCGGCTGGACATGCGCCAGCCTGGTGTTCCCGCCACTGGTCATCGCTGTCGCATTGTGCGTTTACAAGGCAAAGAAGTGCCGGAAAGGAGGCGAGGCATGAGCAAACATAAAAAAATCAGCGAAGATGGCATATTTGTAACGAGCCAACGCAGTCATTCGGCTACCAACACCGATGAATATAATTATATGTTGTGGTATAATGGTAACTATATAGCTTGCGATATGTCTGCCGATGAGTTACGTGAAATCATTGCCTGCATGCAAAATGCCCTAAAGGTTAATGAGGAAGGAGGTGAGAAATGAATACCGAAATCAATAACATTGTATTGACCTCCTCCATCAGCGAAACCATCTCGATTTTGCAGAGTGGCGGTGCTTATGCTTTTTGCAATTCCATAGACAAAGCCACTGGATTAATCCTAGACTTAAAAGTCGGTAATAAAGTTAGTGCTGATGACATTATATCCGTAATAAGTGATTTGCGTATCGTATCATCCATGATAAGAAATTTGACTCCGGAAGAAGAGAAAGGAGGCATACAATGAGCAAGAAGATAGGATTCCGTTCTTATCAGGTCGATGAAGAACCGGACAAGCTGGACGAATTAGAGAAGCAACAAGCTGAACGGCAGAAAGCTATGGCTGACTTCCTGGGACAGAGCTATTCACCCATCGGTACCACTTCACAGAAATGTTACAAGACCACCGCTGAACTGGTATATGAACTGTCGAACATCATCGATATTGCTCCGATGGAGCTGGCCAAACAACTGGCTGATGCCGGGTACCATATAGAATATTTGGCGGGACAGCCCTACTGGGTGATGTACGAGAAGCCATAAAAACACTAACCGGACATTTTTTTATTTTTAAAGTCTTTGCTCGTGAGAGTAAGGGCTTTTTTTGTCCTATGATAGCGGATGGCAGAATTCTATC